GGACGAACCTTATGCTCTGGACTGCCACGACATGGCTGAATATCCAGACTACGGTGACAACCTTGTTCAATAATGCCAAGACTGCCGTTGTCAATGCCGCGAACGAAATAGGTCAGTGGATTTCCACGACTTGGAACAACATTACTACATGGACTACTACGACGTGGACGGAAGTTAAGACAACTGCGACTTCTTTGTTCAATACCGCGAAGAAGAACATTGTCTCGACGGCGAACACGATGAAGTCCAACCTGTCCAGCACTTGGAACAGTATCAAGAGTACGGCTTCGAGTGCATGGGAGTCCATTAAGTCTACTGCGGTAAGCAAGTGGCAAACCCTGAGCAGTACGCTTTCCCAGAAGTGGAGTTCTCTGAGAACTACGCTCAGTAGCTTGGACTGGACGAGTGTTGGCAGGAACCTTGTTGAAGGTCTGATGAACGGTGTGGGCGGTGCGTGGAACGCTCTTGTTGAAAAGGTGAGAAGCCTTGCAAACAGTCTGATTGCTCAGATCAAGAGTTGGTTCGGCATAGCCTCTCCTTCTAAGGTATTCGCTGAGATCGGTGAATATCTGGACGCAGGTCTGGAACAGGGTATCGAATACGGAACCGGCGATTTGTTGGCAACGGCAAAGACTCTCGCCAATTCCGTTACGAACGCGATGACTCCTGAATTTCCGTCCCCCGACGTGCTGGCTGACGATTACAGTAACATTCTCGGTGACACGGGATTGACGCTGGAACAGGAAGAACCGGCAACCGGGGACTACGGCGAGGAAGGGAACGGCTATCTGGCGGGTATCGCTCAGGCCGTGGAACAGATGTTCTTGTTCATGCGCGAGAATAGCAACAACCAGCAGGGCGACTTGAAGGTGGTCATTGACGGACGCGAAGTGTTCAACGTGGTAGTCGCGGAGAACAATAGAGCAATTCAAAGGACGGGCGCAAGCCCCATAAGGGTGTGATAAATATGGCTGTTGGAAAACTGGCAACGAACGGTTGGTGGGCTGTCAACGGCACTCCGATTTATACACCCTCTGAGGTCGAAATTCAACATGACAACATGGTGAGTTCCGACACCGGGCGAACCGAGGATGGTGGTATGCACATTACTTGGATTCGGAGTGACCTGAGAAAAGTCAACATGACCTTCAAGTACCTCACTGGCAACGAAGTGAACATGATGGTCAATCTGATGCAGGGTAAGCAGTTTACGTTCACCTACTACGACAACGGGCTTGTGAGCATCACGGCGTATGTGGGTAAGAACAGCTATAAGCAACACAACTTGACCTTGTACGCAGACGAAGGAGGTTTGTATACCGACTTCAAGATCAATGTCATTGAAATGTAGGTGGTTCTATGTATGCGGTATCTGACGCTTATCTGGAACAGATAATGAGTCAAACGGCTGTAACCAACTGGTACGGCTCTATCAGAACCACAATCGGAACGGTGTATTCCTTCGACCTCTCTACCATCGTGGAGGGGTCGGGGAAAATCACCCGGCAGATTTGTACAGGTGATGATATTGAGATCGGAACTACCTGTTCCTCGGAGTTGGCTATAAGCCTGTATCTGGGGCAAGTTGACCGCTACGAACTGTACGGGGCGAAGATGACGCTGTTCTTCCAACTGAAAGTCGGCAACGGCTGGGAGGAAGTACCCATAGGCGTATTCGGCATTACGGAACCGCCCGAACGCAGTTTGGACGTGGTATCAATCCATGCCTACGATGCGATGTTGAACTTCAACAAGCAATGCGGTATCAACCTGCAAGGCAATCCCTTCTACCTGCTGTCCTATGCCTGTAACGCCTGTGGCGTACAGCTTGGGTCTACGCAGGAGGAAATTGCCAACTACACGAATGGCACTGTAGATACATACACCTATCCTGAGATAGAGATATATACCTACAGGGATTTGGTAGGGTACATCGCACAGTATCTATGCTGCTTCGCCTACATCGGCGTGGACGGCAAGCTGTACTTGAAACCCTACAGTATGGAAGTGACCCGCGAGATTCCCCCAAGCTGGCGTTTCGGGTACAAGCCAAAGGGTTACGAGGCTTACTACACGATGCTGGACGCTTACTTTGCGGTATCTCAGGAAGTGGAGTCGTATTCTCTGGGACGAACGGGCTTGACCTACAATCTGGGTACGAACCCGCTGATTCAGTTTAATGCGGATGACCTGAGAAGGTCGGTGCTGATGAACATACTGAACAAGCTGTCCGAGATTACGTTCACTCCCTTCACGGCGCAAGTTCCCTGCGACCCGGCGTTGATGATCGGTGACACGCTGAACTTCATCGGCAATCATGCCACTGACGGCAAGCTGTCTGCCATTACCAAGCAGGTAATCACCATCAATGGCGGCATGGAACTAAGCTGCGCGGGCAGCGACCCGAACCTGAACGTGCTGACCAACCGGGAAAAGCAGATGCAGACCGCCTTGACCGGCAACGACAAGGACGGCATGTACTACTACGACTTCGCCAACGCTCAGGATATTGAGATTCCAGACGGCGGCAGCGAGGTAGTAATCAGGTTCGAGTACATCACCAAGAAGGAAACCCACATTGACTTCCACGGCGAAATCAAGCTGCTGGTGGACACCACGGAGGAATACGACGAGGACACCGACACCTACACGGAAGAAGATGGGGTGATCTATGTCACCTACATTTCTGGCGGCGCGGAGGTCACGGAGTATTACCCGATTGACAGCTTCTTCGACGGACTTCACCTGCTTCATCTGGTGTATACATGGTGGGCTTCGGCAAACATCATATCCACCTTTGAAGTGCGGATTCGCTGCATGGGCTGTTCGGTGGCGATTGAGCAGGGCGCGTCCCGTGGCTACATCGCCGGTATCGGTCTGGAAGGTGACGGTGCTTGGGACGGCAGCGTTCGTATCTATGAAGATTTCGCGCCGATTGATTTCAGTATCATTCGGAAGGACTTCACCGAGACGGTTGAGACGCAGTTCCCGACCCCGAAGCAGAACCAGTTCCTTGAAACCGTGGCAAAGAGAAATTTCTTCTCTACCATGCTCAAAGGCATTACTGATAGCGTGACGGGGAGTCTGCTGCATCGCTTCACGGTGCTGTGGAACGACAATGACGTTGTTACTGACGGCACACATTCCGAGAACGGCGTGTGGGTGAACGACAACCCGTATGTGGACGGAACGCTTACTACCCCGACAAAGGACGTGAGTACCATTGTCCGGGTGACTTCCCACCATGCGGAGTCGATGGGCGACGTGACGTACCTTGCGTCGTTCGACGGCGGCGAGACGTGGTACAGCTATTCGGGTGGCTGGGTGCTTTACACCGAGGGTCACGGCATGGCTGAACCCGTAATGAGTGCGATTCCTCAGAGTGCATGGGACGCGATGCTGAACGGCACTATCACAATGAGGGCGATTCTCGAAGGTGACACGCAGTTGCGTGACATTCAGATTTATACGGAGGTACATCAATGATGAAAGGACATACTAAAATCATTTTGACCAACGTAGAGACGGGAGAGCAGGTTGTCCATGAGGACGATAACCTGATTACCAAGGCGATTGACAAGATCATCAACATCAACATGGCGATGAACCTTGCGCCGAATGATCGCCTGTTGCCTATGGCGACAAACGCCCTTGGCGGTATCATGCTGTTCGACGGGGAACTGACAGAAAGTGAAGATAACATTCACTTTCCGACAGAAGCCCACCTTGTCGGCTACGCAAGTACGAATACGAACACGTCTGACAAGTTCCGTGGTTCGTGGAACAGCGTTGAGTCTGGCAAGACCGAAAGCGGCTATGTGTCCGTGTGGGATTTCGGCACGTCTCAGGCCAACGGCACGATTAGGGCGGTTGCGCGTACATCTGTTCACGCTGGACAGAACCCGCTTTTCTACTACCTGAGTCCGACCAGAGGACGTACAAGCTGCGGTGCGCCCGCTACCGACACCGGCTGGGTTCCCATTCGCTACGACGGCACGTACCTGTACATGCTGAAAGGCAATAGCAACACTCACCAGATGCGGCTTGCCCGTGTGAAGATTCCCATGCTTCAATTCGGTGTTGCGGACTACTCCGACGTGGCGCGTACCTATGAGGTCATTGCCTCTTGGGACACGCTGGTAACTACCTATAGCTGGTGGTACTACCAAGATCATCACGACGTAGCGAATGAACAGTATGTGTATGCGGATGACCCCAACATGTACGAGGACGGCGGCGACGGCAAGCTGTACTGTGTTTTCTACGGCCCTACGAGGCAGTACACCGATTACCCGTATGACATTACCTACTTCACGATCAACTACGGCGACGAGTCCTACGACAAGTCTGAAACGATTCGCCTGAACTCTGGTACGTCCTACTGGACTGACTACAGCACGTACAGCATGTACTATGCGGGACATTACAGAGGGCATGTCAACAAGGGCGTATTGTACAGAATGAGTAATAACCGCAAGGTTATCTACATGATTCCGCTGGATAATGTCGCGTCGTATTCCGCAGTTCGTATTCTGTCCGACGATGCTTCTGATTTTGTGGAAGATTTGTGCAGGACGAAGCCCCACAACGGCGGTATCTACTTCGAGGTATACCACTATACCACAAGCAGTTACAACCGGCAGGACGGCGTTCTGTACCCGGACGGCGTTTACGTGTTGCCTGATTCCTACACGCAGAGCAACGACCACGGCGACAGTAATTACACTGAAAGTCGAACGGTAGACGATGACTTGACGGTGTTCGGCTACTACGGCGATGTGTATGTGTACCGGGGCTGGGCTGCGAACTACCTTGGCACGATCAACAACCTTGCGTCCCCGATTGAGAAAACGGCGGCGCAGACCATGAAGATCATCTACACCCTTACTGATGTGGAGGGATAAGCTATGCCGAACATCATTGATTCCGGGCAGGGCTGGGCGGTAGACGAGAGTTTTTTCAAGAGCCAGCGGGGCAATCTGTGTACCGTAAGCGGTAGGACGTTCTACTCCTACCGCGACGGCCCGATTATCTTTGCCACGGTCTACCTGCCCTCCACGGGATATACCGGCCCGGTAATCCTGTCCACGAACCGCGACCTTGTGGCGTATGAACCGGGCGGCGTGGTGGCGCAGGGCAGGTTCGACTACCTCAGCTTCACATGGTATATCACGTCGTTCTCCTACTGGATGCCGGGGAACCAGCCTGATACCAGCGGCCTTTCGCAAAAGCTGGTGGTTGACAAGACCACGGCTGCGGAGATCGGCATTGCGATTCTGAAAGCGGCAAGCGTGGTTCCCACGGAGTACGCAAGAACCAGCACAACGAAGATTTACTACAACGGCAGTTCCAAGGTAATCAAGCGTCTGTGTCAGATCATCAACAGCGTGGCCCGTCTGGGAACCTCCCATACCACGGCGTTCTACGGCGACTTGGGACAGGAGGCTTACGAACATTCCCAGATCATCGGCAACGCCCACGGGCTTACGGCAGATGACCTTGGGTTGGGGAACATCAATAACCAGATGCGCATGGTGCTGGATGCAATCGGCGCGGTGGACTCTTGGGTATCGTATGATTCCGAACTGACCTACTTTATCGACCATGACACCGGCGATTACCTGACGTTCAAAGTAGCGTCTAACCTGCTGGCATGGCATTAGGAGGGATGGCACTATGGCAACCAAGTACATATCCGACCTTACAAGCGTCACTACGCTGTCGGACACCGACGTACTGGTGATCGACGATGGCGAACACAACTACAAAATCGCGTGGTCGGCAATCAAGGCCCTGCTGGGGACGGTGACGAACCTGACCGCTGACCCGAACACGGGCAACATCACAATCACGTTGGCTAACGGCAGTACCCTCACGGCGAAGCCCTCTGACCCGGATAAGCAGGACAAGTTGACCTTCGACGATTCGCCCACGGCGGGCAGTAACAACCCCGTGAAATCCGGGGGCGTGAAAACCGCGCTGGACGATAAGCTGAACAAGTCTGAATACGTGCTGTTCACCGGCGCAACTCAGAGTGGCGCAGGTACGCAGGGTATCGTCCCGGCTCCCGCAAGAGAGGGCATGTACCTCGGCTCTGGCGGCGCGTGGGAAACCCCGGACAGTACGCCCACGGCGGGAAGTGACAAGCTGGTGACTTCCGGGGGCGTGAAGGATGCCATTGACAACATTGAGATTGATGTGGACTCCGCGATGTCCGATTCTTCCGAGAACCCGGTTCAGAACAAGGTTATCAATGCGGCCTTGAAAGCCGGGACGAAAGCCACGAAAGCATTGCACCTTGGGTTCTACTTGGACGGCAACGGTGATTTGTGCTACGACGAATAAAGGAGGATGACTTATGAACGTACTGGACAACACGACCTACAAGGGTGAAGAAAGCAAAACCCGCGCTGTGCTGCGCGAAATCCGCAACGCACTCATGCCCCGCGAGGCGGGCACGATCTACGGATTCCATATCGACAG